GTTTCCCAGTCACGATCGGTGGGGTCTTGTCGGGAAACGCCGGGGGTCGGTCAAGCGTCAGCCCGCCTGGCAATTCCTCAGGCGGCGTAATAAATGCCGGGGTTCTATCAAGCGTCTCTGTGTTTGCCTCAGTGAACACCGGCGCCCCAAATGATGAAATATCATGCGTTTCCGGCGGAACCGGGCGCGGTCCATATGCCGGGGCTGGGCCCGGTTCCGGTTGCATGTGCAACTGCGGAAACAGCTTTTGATCACCTATCACGCCGCCGGTCAGCGGCTTGCGGAAACCACCATAGAAGGTCATGCCGTTGCCCTTTCATAATCAACCGCCTTCAGTCCGCCGAAGTTGGCGACCGCTTCTGGTCTTTTCTTCTCAACTTCTTGCGCCATCAATCCCAATTGGAACGGCCCGCCGCCCTTATAACGATATCTGTATATGTTTTGGCCATCATCTGTCTTGCCGACCTTTTTGATATCAGTTTTTGCACGCTTGTCGGACAACGTGAACAGTCCACCAAGCCCGCCAAGGATTGAACCGAACATTCCTTGTTTATCGCGTGCCCGCTGCGCCATCTGTGCGTCATAGTTGGCGATGATGCCGGCGTTATCCGTTGTCGGTATCTGTGGCTGCCCCGCGTTAATCCAGTTTGGTTGCTGGACCTGTGCGCCGGAAAGCATGGCCATAATCTCATTAAGCGGCTGATTGCGTTCCGTGAGCAATTCCTGGTTGGCTTGCGCCCGGCCCGACAACATCAGATCGTTATATGACCGGTTTTTGGAAAAATTGAATTCGTCAAGCGCCCGGGTATAGGCGTCCGAACCCTGCATTATGCCGCGATTGGCCAGATTGCGTTCGAGTTCTTCCTGCTGCTTCTCGTAATATGGATCAAGCCGGGCACTCCCCAATTCGAATAGACGCGATTCAACCGCTTCGTTCCCGAGTTCAACCGGCTGGCCCATATATTCATTCAAAAACGCGCTTTGATCGTTCGCCAAGCGCGCCAGATTGAATTCCGCGGCCTTTTCCTGGTCATAAATCTTCTGTTGTTCGGGTGAATACGTCTGCGTCGAAGTCCAACGTGGAACCGTGTAGACCTGGCCCGTAAACGGGTCGCTCCATGTATATGAACCCGTCTGATCGAACGTCAACGTGCCTTCCGGCGTGTTCTGATTGACGTTATTCATAAATGAATTGGCAATCGCCGTTGAAACGCTGGTCCCAGTCTGCGCGGCACTGGTTGCGCGGGGATCTGTGGGGGGCGGTCCTGACTTCTTACCCATTGGTGTGTTCCTTATGGAATCCGTTTGACCTCCAAACATCGTCAAACAGCGTATAAATCATTTCATCCTGATTGCGACCACGCAACCGCTTAAGCCGTGTTTTCTCGAAACCGTAGCTTGTTAGAATTCGGTCCAAACGCTTGTCGTCTGGATCAACCCGCATGACAACCGCTTGACACCCCAATTGATTGAAGGGGAAATCAAACATTTCCCAAAGGACTTTTTTCGTCAGCCAGCGTGGCGTTGTGGCCGCACCGCTGATCTGGATAACGCCCGCATCCCGGTCTTGATCATAATATGCGAGCCCCGCAACCAGCGTCCCGTTTTCGAAAACGCCCATGCACGTGCTGCCATAGGTCAATTGTCCAGGTTTGTTGAATATCCCTTCTGATATCCAATCGACGATCGGCGGCGTTGATTTATCGCCCGGATTTGACCAATAGAAGTTCACACTCCGAACTCCCCGTTTTGATAGGTGATAACAACAGAAACCAATTCGGCGTCTGGTCCATTTGAACTACCATTCGTCACCTGGATAGCTGGTGAAAGGACGGTGCCGACGCCGGCAACCGCATTCAAATTTGTTTTCACAGTTCGGCGGGCGCCGCCGTCCCATACGGCGGTATCCCATACGCCAGTATCCCACACATCGGTACTATCCAAATCAGATGCAGCGGTCGGAGAAGCCGGGAGTTCGTTAATGCCGCCATATTCCGGAAGTATCGAAACTTGAGGATTAAACGGCTGGCCCGCTTCCCAAACCGACCGCTCTAAGCCCGCAACCTTAACGTTGCCAAAGTCGCCAAAATGGTCCGCCTGCAATATCCATTGCGAGATATAAGGCGTGGTATCATCAAACCCGCCATCTTCCATCTGGTAAATAACGCCGTCTTTTGTCCCGAAATACCCGTTATCAGCATAGAGCGTCATACACTGAGTATCCCAACCAACATATCGGCCCCATGCGCCCGTCTGCAGGTTCACCACGTAGCAAATTTTATCCTCCGCGGTGATGACCGGCAGTGAAACAACACCCATGTTTAGCCGTGGGATCTTGATCATCTCCCAAGGCTTGGTTGACCTGGTTATGACCTCTTTTTTCCATTCCGGTTCGATATTCCGCGAAACCGCTGTGATAGAAAGCGCCGCCGGGTCCTTAACCAAGACCTCAGAAAGCGGAACAATTCCTTCCTCAACAGCAATCAGCAAATCGCCACCGGCCTGCATATAGGCGTTTTTGCCCATGACCGGCGCGGCGTCGTAGCGGCCAACCTGCGCCCAATTCGAAGCGCCAGGATCGTCGCCCTCGTAAACGGCAATTTCACCCTCAGTTGAGATAAATACGCACTTGTCGTCAGGCCCATCACCTGAATCCAGCGACCACGTCGCGCCCATAAGCAGCCGGCCACCGCGCTTGAACACACCGGAGAGACTGATTTCCTGCGCGGCTCCGCCGATCGATGCCGCCGGCAGATACCAAGCCGATTGCGTACCGGTCTCAACAAAATATAGCCGTTTGCGATACGTCCATGTGGCAATCAAATCAGTTGTCGTAACACCCGTAATCGCCGGTGTCGAAACGCCTGTGACGGAAGTCCATGTTGAACCGTCATAGAGTAGCGGGGCATTGCCCGCCGCCGTCGGTGAACCGTTACAAGCATACAGATATTCGCCTGCCGCCGTCGCAATCAACGTTGTCGAATAATAGTCGCCCGCTGACTGGCCTGTTACCGCTGCTGTGGGCGGTGTACTGGAATCCGCCGGCGCCGTAACGTCAAATATCGAAGCATTGCCTGCCGCAAAGATTTTTTCCGACGCCCCTGATTTGTACGTAAATAGACTTTCGCAGGCGAATGCCCCGGCAGCAGCAATAGTGGCATGTTTTGATGCACCCTTTCTAATCCTGACGCCGGTTGTGGTCGGGAACCCGTTGTCAAGAATTTTTGCTCCGCCGATCGCTGGATCAGCCAACGTTTCATTCGTAATCCACCCGCGCACCGGCGCCGGGAATATTTTCTTGGAATACTTGGCGCGAACCGACTGCGGCGCGGCTACACGTTGGAATCCGTTACGGGCCAGCATCTAAACACCAAACGTTTGCGGGTAAGCCTGCGTGACGCCCCGCGGTTTCTTGCTCTTACCAAAGCGCAAAAGCCTTGACCCCTTATCGTGGCTGATCAACCGGCTAACAACATCTTCGTAATTCTGCATATCCTCAGCGTATGGCAAGCCCTTGGACTGCTTCCACCGCCAGATAATTGCCAGTTTCAAAGCCTGCGGGTCCAACAAGAATTGGTCAGTATCTTCCGTAAAACTCGATTTCTCAGCATTTCCTGAATCTGCGACGATATAAGCGGAAATGTAGAAGAATTTCACCGTTGCAGCGTTGGCCAAAACGGGATTGAAGTGCATTTGCCCGCCGTAAATCGTCCAGGCGTTAATAACAAGGTCATAGGCCTGCACATCCAAGCCCAGCCATTCGTCATGGTCCATGATCGGCGTTAGCGGTGTATCAAGCGCCGATGACCAAACCTGAGATTTTTTCAGCATCCGGTCATAATTTGCCGGGAAATCAACGCTCACGCTTGACCCGTCACCGGTCAACGTCGCCTGCGCCTTTAACTTTTGCCAATCATAGGCGCGGGCCATTGTCTTGGCCGCATCCCATGCAATTTCTTGCAGTTCGACATGCTCGCGCAGCGTTGATGAAAAAACAGCATCCGGCACGGCCAATCCTATAAACGGGCAAGCCTTTTTGATCGTGGTCAAGATGCTTTCGCGGTTAGCGCTATCATCTGTGAGAATCGGGCCGCTGGTCGTGACGGTAATTGCCATTTATTTGCCCTTATCCGGTTTCGGCTTCGGTTTTGGCTTAGGCCCGCCCGGCACAACGGGCGGACCTGTTTGAACTTGAATAGGCATCAGGCCGCGTTTGCCTCAGCGAGTTTGGCGTTGGCTTCATCCGCCAACTGCACAAGCGTATCATGTTTTGGCGTCCCGCGCGGCATGGAACCAGTCGCGTCCTTCAACCACGCCTTGATTGCATCGTCGGTCCATGATTGGAATGGCGACGTGTAGTTTGGATCTGGTGCGGTCGTAGTTTCTTCGGTTGGCGGCGGATTACCGGTTAAGCTATGGTCAACCACAGGTGCATCTGTCGGCCCCGGTTGCGGTTCACTGGCCATCTGCGCCTTCATGCGGTCCATTTCCGCCTTCATCTGCGAAACCTGGTCTTGCAGCGCAGTATTTTCGGCCGCAAGCTTGGCGATCGGCGCGCCACCCTTGGCTTCTTCAAGCCATGCCTCAACATGGTTTTTCAGTTCGCGGGCACCCATGCCGAGCTTTTGCAGCGTCGATCCATCAAGCGATGCTATCGCTTCTGCCGTGTGGATATTGAACGCCCGGAGTTCCGCCCGCTTAGCTTCCGTCAGGAACGGAAGCTCTGACAACGGTGTACCGCTGCCATGGAACTCGCGCTGTTCCTTGAACGCCTTGTAATGGTCGGGAAACTGCTGCGCATAGGTCAGGCGTTCATTGGTGGCCGGGTCGCGCATGCTACTCGGATGGTGTGCAAACACCGTAAGAACCTGATTCTTGTCGCCTGCCCATCGAATGCGCGCCTTTTCGACATAATCATAAATGGGCCTTCCGGCTTCAGCAGATTTCTTTTTGTTCGGGTGCTTATCTTCAAAAAACTCGACATGAAGATGTGGTTTGTTTTCGTTATCTGCCATTGGTCTTTCCTTTCTGAGAGGGTGCGAATGAAAGGCCCCGCCGGAGCGGGGCCAATCTTGGATTATGCTGCAAGAGCATCATCCAT